AAGTACCTGACATCAGGCCTTTACCCTTACAGGTTTAGGCCATTTTTGCGCGCCAATTTTATAAAAATTTATAAAACTAACAGCCGTCCTCTTATACAAAGTGTATAGGGTTTATAGGACGGTTTGCTCATCCCAGAAATGGGTCGCACGAGCCATTATCGACCGGTAGGTGTTTCCTTAAACACCCGACGGGTTATCGAAAGCAGATTAACCTTCATATTCTTCCCTTCCTTTATCGAGACAGTAGTCTCTTGAGGGTCGAAAGAAATCAGAAGGAGATACCTTTATCCATAAATCAGGAGTTTTCTCCCGGTTAGTGATAACGGTTAACCTGCTAGTAGAGTTACGGAAAGTTTTGAAGCACTTTAAAAAGAATGCTTCGAAGGTGATTTTAGAGTGACTAAACCAAGTCACGAAATAACTACCCTTTTTATCAATCCGTTGCCTGTCGGTTTTCGAATTAGCAAAACTAGGTGAAATACACACGTATAGGTGTCTCCTATTCAAGGAGAATTTTTCCCACTCGTATGAAGCGCCAAGTATTTGCAATTCTAATTCGTATTCGTCACCGAAACGAGATAACTGACAACCATAGTCTCGACTACCATCTATTATGGTAATATCGATACTAGGATTGTCATATATCTCATTTCCAAAGGTCGTAGACACATCAAAATTAATCTGATTGGAAAGGATTCCGGGTAGCGAAGTTTTTATAATTTCGTTATCCCAATCATCCATTTTGTGAATCAGAGGATTCATGTGTTTTAGACCTTTGATCTTCAAAAATCGATGAATACATTCTTGCGCGGTAAGCGTAGAAGGTTTCTTCGATTTAAGAGGATTACGGTAAGGATTAGGTATCGCGCGAGCAGTTAGGGAATTTAAAAGATCTCCCTTTTTCCATTCTTTCTTTTCTGCATGCACGAGGTTTCGTGGATCAAATCCGAAAGAGGGGTTAGCCCAAGTGATACCTTCATTATGTAAATTCGATATAAGATCCCTTAACAAATCCCGATTAAGGACTCCTTCTTGAGTCTCATCTTTAGGAGTGAATATATTTTTTATTTTAGTATATTCCTTCCTTTGATAAGGTTCGTAAAGGTAATTAGTCTTTTTAATAGGGAATAATGTAAAGGGAAATAAAGGTTTATTTGGAGGAACGCAAAATATATTGAGTCCTGCTTTTAAACATTCACTATAAGGTTTCGTAAATTGTTTCCAAACGGTGGACATTACCCTACACTTAAGCCTGCTTGATGCATTTTTTAAAGCAGAAAGCGCTACTTGAGGCGTAGTTACCCAGTAATTTCCTTTTTCCTGTTTGGGGACTAAAATTCGCATCTTAAAGTTGGGAATCTCTCGGAAGTAAGGTTTATTATTTTTGTCCAATGACTTAATATAAACTTGTTCTGCTAAGAGGTATCCCTTTTTCGAGATGTGACGTTTTGGTTTGTTAACAATGAAACCATGTGCTTCATGCTCTTTTTCTAGAGCATTAACACCGTCCATTGTGTCATGAGCCGAAACGTTATCGTCACCTAAGGTAGCAAAACCCCCACGTTCTAATAATTTAGCTTCGTAGAGGTTAAAATGCCCTAAGTGATTAATTAATGTCATCGCAGGGAAAGATATTCCATAACACATATGGATAGCTTTCTTTGTGGTAACACATTTCTTTTCGTCTGGTAAAGGGTAGAAAATTAAAGACTGATCCTCCGTTAAAACATTAGTATTAGATAAAACAAAATCAAAAGGTATTATATTACCTTGTTTTGTTTCATATACTAAGCTTAATGGGAAATCAATAGCCTTACCTTTTCTATCCAAACCTTTAGTCACCGAATAATAACGAGCGTACATGTCCATAAGTTTGATTTTCGCTTGAAAGATTTCCTTTTTTGTGCTTATTTTTTCAAACACATTAAGGAGAACAATCTGGCGAAAACCAGCTTTATGTTCTAATAGCTCGCGTTGAAGAGTAATAATATGTTCTATTCCAGTTTTATATTTGTACTCCGGATGAGAAGTACAGTAATTCTGAGAATAGTACCACATGTTATATACCCATTCAACAATTTCCGATTCAGAATCTGACGAAGGAAAAAAGAAGCTTGATCGATGAGGTGGAACTATAATACCTGGTTTACATCTATCGATAAAGGCTTGCATAATCTCTTCGTCCTCTACAATGAAATGAAGATTATCGATTAAATTCATCACATTAAGAGTTGTTGAGTTATCAAGACGATTACCGGGTTTGTAATCTAGGTGAAGATAGACTTTATTCTTTTTACATAAAGCTTCAAAAGTCACTAGCCATTTCTTACTCGGTTTCTTTATCTTATCGTCGTCTGGTTTGTAATCATTTAAAGAATCAACAAAAGTCGGATCAAAGTCAAGTTTTAAATCCTTGCTATAGATTGACTGTATTTTTGTTCTCCAAACTTCGTCCCACGTAACGATGTGTGGTCCAATGAGCCAATCAAGGCATTCTTTGAATGCTTTGATCATTTCATCGGAAGCACCTATACGTGTGACAATTACATCCCAGGCGCCCCTAATAACATCCCAAGGGAGATGATCTGTAGCGGATTTAAAATCCCCGCTATAAAAAATCTTCTTCTTCGGGTCTAAGTTAGGGGATACTTCTCGAAAGGTTGTCGGGCAAAGTCTTTCGACTACTTTGAACCCATATTCACCAATAAATGAAGCGGCGACAGTCGCGCACCATTCTGGTATATGTGGGATTCTATGTTTGTTCCCCCTTTCCTTTACGTCTAAGGCGAAAAGGTAAGGTAGAGCCCCGGCTTCCTTTTTATTGCGGATAATGTTGTATGCAATACAAAATAAACGGTAAGAGTCGTTCTGACGAGCTTGCCATTCACATTGTAATTGCTTTACAATATCCACTTCTTCGTAATGATAATCGATAAGCTTCGAATCTCCAACTGGGGTAAGTCTATGCTCGGTGAGAGTTCTAGGCTCTAAAGCATAGTACTCTTTACCGAATTGATTCTTAACCCAGACTTTATCATAGGTAGTTGTTTTAGTTTCTAATTTATAGCGACTAAATTCAACGGGTTCGAAAGCGGCTGATTCATAAGAGATTTTATACTCTATTGGGTTATCACAACCCATAAGGGGATATTCTCTTGTGGAAAAACCGAATTTTCTAGCCCACTCCAGATAAAGTGAAGAGACGAAGTTTCTACCACCTACCCCACGTTTCCCTTCAATGCAAGACTTGTTAGACACCAAGGATGGGTATTCTCGAAGATTAATGTTAATTTTTCTTTGAGATAAATACCTATCAGCGGATGCGCGAACATGTTCAGCAGAATAGGAAAAAGAGGGATCTTCTGTTAAAGTTTGTAAAGCTTCAGAGAAGTTAACATCTAAAACAGGAGGGGGGGTAGCTCTCCTCATCGAATATAAGATCATAAGTTCTTCTTCTGAAAACTCTTCGTAGGGAAAATTATTCACCGGAGGTTCTTCAACATCCAGTAAATATTTTATTGCCCCTTCGGAGATATTAGAAATAACAGCATCTTTGTCATATGCTAAGAGAATTATATGATAAAATCTCTTAATAAGTGATTTGGAAGCTGAACATATCCAAAGTGTTTTCATAAAAAGATTAATAATCTTTCTATATCGAAGTTCGATACGCAACCTTGTGATGGAATCATGGAGTTGTATACAAAGTTTTTCATCGCGGTTTAATAAAGCCGCTTTGAATTGCCTTTGCAATTCCTTGATTTGGGTAAGAAGGTCACGTAGCTGCATCACCGGATAATCGGGTTTTATGTACCAAACTTTGTTTGGTATAAAACGCCGAATATCACGGTAAAGTAGCTTATGTAGAGAAACCAGGTTGCCCTGGTTGCCCTACGAAGATCGACTTACCTAAGTTAGCGATGGGAACAGTCAAAGACGGTTTACCATCACTAATACATAGATAAGGTGCAATTACAGAAAAATTATACTTCATTCCTCTATCTTTGGGGATTAAAGTATTCATTTTTTGTAACACACTTTGTAAATCGAGAGTTCCAAAAACCTCTTTAACCTTCTCAGTCACAGCTTTAGGTCCGTTCAGAGTTTTCCCAGCAATAGAAGACTGTTTGTTAACAGGGCTACTTTGTTGGGCGACTTTTAATTGTTCCTCAAGTTGAGAAATACGAGAGGTGAGGTCTTTGGTATCTTTAGGTTTCTTAGTTGTCTTGTTCGACTTCTTCTCGATTTCCTTCTTCTTCTTTTCCTCGAACTTTTTAGCTTCGGAGTAATTAGGATGTTCCTTATTTTTAAGGACTTCAGCATAAGAAACTCCATTATCAAATTTCTTTGATTTTAAGCTAGTTTGTAAACGAGAATTAGGAGAGGGAGGATCGCGAGGAGAGCTCGGAGTCGATTTGGGAGTTTGGGTTTTGCCTTTCGGTTTAGCCTTTTCTTCCTTTTTCGGTTCCGAAGTTTTCGTAACTAATAAGTCTTTCTTATTAAGGGTATGAACATAATTAATTTGTTCCTCTGAAGAAAGACCATTAAGCTTGTTGAGAACGGTAAGGTTAACCTTGCCGAACTCATCCTCCTTAATCTCCGCCCTTTGACGGATAACATACTTAACAATATGAGGGATTTTAGCCCACATATTTGGTAATGCTAAAACAGTCTGAGCGGATTTGGAGGTGAAATACTTTAGAAAAGTGACCACCTCTTTTTCTAAATTTTGAAACCAGTAAGGAATTACTAGGTGTAATTTAGATAAGTGGAGATGTTCACATTCTAAAGGTTGGAAGTGTAAATAACCGTGATGTAACTCCCCCATTTCTGTCCTAACCCAATTAATAGGAGTAGAGATAAAATCTGAGGTAGTTATATAATAATTATACACACTTTCGATTAAGGTCGACTTTTGCGAAATCAACTCTTCAATTAAAGCTTTTGATTCTGGTTTGAAGCATGATAAACACTTCTCATCAGGGGCAAAAGTCTTAATTGTCTGTATTACCACACCTTGTTCTACTTCACTCAATAACTTCAATTCAGATTGCTTTTGAGGCTCTGAGGCGAACGCTAAGTTCACTTCAGGTTTCTTTAAGTCATTAATCAGAAAAGAAGACGTTGGGTCAAGCGGGAATTTAGTAGGTAAAACAGTGTCCGGTAAACCCATACCATCTCGCTTATGCAATTGAAAAAAGGCACAAGAAAGACGGATACCATTACGGACCTCCGGGGTTAATTTCGGATCGTCGATTATATCGTGGTAGTTATTTTTCTTATCGGTAAATAAAAAATAATGATCTGCCTCATATGCACTAGTCGATAATTTATCGGCAGAAACGTATGAGGTAGTTTCAGTAACAGCTTTTACTTTAGAAGAGTCAACAAAATGTTTATAAACAGGAGGAAAATCAGTAAATCGTTTTCTTAATAGGTCTTTAAAATCGCTTATACGAGTATATTTATCGGTTTCCGGGTTCTTGACGAATTTTATGGGAATTAAAGTCATAGCAATACCTAATCTTCCACCAGATAAACGTGGAGAATCAGGTAATGGCCTTTCTTTAGCTTCCTCTAGCTGAGAACTCGTAAATTTAACAGAGTCAGCAATTAAAACCTGACGAGCTAACTCTTCCATACAATGAAATGTTTGTTCAAGAGTAAATAGTTCGTTAGGGTATGCTTTACAATGTTCATCGCATCTTTTAATAATATGTTTATCGATTTCTTCGTTTACGATACTATTATCGCCTCCGCGAAGGACGTGGTAAATAGAATCAACAACGAATTCTCGAGCAACATACTTGGAGACCTCGGGATCAGAGCTTACGGTATGCTCCCCTTTAGGGAAGTAATCGGAGAGTTCATTTTTCTCGAGGTTACCAAAATAATCGTCAAATTTATCGTTATCAAGATTAACAGCAATGGTTTTAATCAAATTGTTGTCGATCCTTACAACGACATGGTTTGGGTTAGTCTCCCCACAGACGACTCGAATCCCCCGTTTGGGATCAGCCTTTCCACTGAAAGATGGGAAGGCAAATCCTTCAAGGAGACCCTCGCTGAGGGCGGCAACCAAAGTTAATAAAAATAATTCGAGCATAGTTAGTTAGATAGTGCGCCAAAAAAAAGTTTGTTGTGTTGTTGTGT